CTCCGACACAACAGAAACATCCTCTCGTTCGTCAACGGGAGCCGGTTTCGCTACCTGATCGCCGGCACGGGGGAGAATCGCAAGGGCGGCCTCGGCCGGTCGGGTGCGACCAATTACGTTCACGGCACCGAAGCGGCGTTCTACGGGAACGAGGACGACATCGCGGCGTTCAAATCCTCGACGTCGTCCATGTATGCGCATCGTCTGCAGATATGGGAGAGTACTGCAAACGGTTTTAATCATTTTAGCGATACTTATGAGTCCGCGAAGGAAAGTAACCTGGTGAAGGCTATATTCGTCGGCTGGTGGAGGGACGAGCGATATAGTTTTCCGACCAACCATCCGTTTTACCACGACGTCATGCCAAACCCGACGCTCACGCCGATCGAGCGGCAGCGCATCCGCGACGTCAAGAAGCTCTACGGCTTCGACATCAGCTTGCAGCAGATGGCTTGGTACAGGTGGAAGAAGCGCGAGGAGTTCGCCGACGATCAGAACCTGATGGATCAGGAGTTTCCGTTCACCGATGAGCACGCATTCGTCGCGACGGGCAGTAAATATTTTACCGGTGAGAGTTTGACCGCCGCCATCAAGGTCGCCCGCAAAGTACGGTTCCAGGGATATAGATACCGGTTATCCAATCGGTGGGAGGATACCGAGGTCATCCCATACGCCAACCTCGCAGCCGAATTGAGGATATGGGAGCATAGTTCCAAGTTCGGATATTACTGCATCGGTTGCGATCCGGCGTGGGGCTCCAGCGAGAAGGCCGATCGCACCGTGATCAGCGTTTGGCGCGCCTACGCGGAATGCATGGTGCAGGCCGCGGAATTCTGCACTCCCCAGGTGAGCACGTATCAATGCGCCTGGGTGCTGGCGCACCTCGCGGGGTTCTACGGCCAGGTCGATTGCAGGGTGTGCATCGAGATCAACGGGGCCGGCACGGCGGTGTGGCAGGCATTGCAGGATCTGGCGCGCAAGACGCGCGAGATGAAGTCCGACGACGAGAACAGCCATCTGCGCAACGTGTTCAAGAACATGCGGGAATTTTTCTACAACAAGCCGGACAGCCTCGGCGGCGGCGAATTCGCTTACCACTTCGTCATGAGCGACGCCCGCAAGCGGACCCTGATGGCACAGGTCAAGGACAGTTTCGAATTGAACTACATGCAGGTGCGCTCGATCCCGATGATCCAGGAGATGCAGCGGATGATCAGCGACGATGGTCACATCAGCGCCGAGGGCGCGTACAAGGACGATCGCGTGATGGCCGCGGCGCTCGCTCACGAGGCATGGCGGCGCTGGCTGCAGCCCGTGCTGCGGGCCCGCAAGATGACGCGGGCGCACGCGGAAGCGACCGAGGCGGCCGGCGGGGAGCAGCCGGTCGACCAATTGGTGATCAACTTCATGAAGAAGCAGAATATCGCCGTGGGGGCTCCGACATCGATCGTGAGGCCGCGATGAACAAACGTGGAGAACACGTGCGGCTGGCGTTCCGGCTGGAGGGGAGGTGGTGGGTTTGCTATCTCGCCAAGCCCGGGACGATGGATGGCGCGGTCGAGCTCGCTCGCATCGTCGAGCGGGTCGCTGAAGACGACGAAGTCAGAAAATTGTTCACGGATTTGATGAGGCGCGCATTGCTGGAGCTTTGCGAAGAGGTGTTCGGGGAACGGCCAGAGCACGTGGCGACGCGTCCGGCCCCCGAGAGCGAGCGCGGAGGGAACGCATGAGCGAGACTGCCAAACAAAGGAGACGCGCACATGACTAGAGGCTTACTTTTTTGGGTGATCTGGGTCATCTGCGTCTTGGTCTGGGCCGGCGTCAACTTCGCCGGCTTCGGCAACATGCGCCCCTATGCCGGCGGCGGCGTGATCGAGTTCATCTTGTTCGGTCTCTTGGGTTGGCAAGTGTTCGGCCCCGTCGTCCACGGCTGATGCTGTCGAAACGCGAAGTGGTCAACCACCTGCGGCGCTACCGCTATGACCCGGAGCACCGCTACGCCAAGCAGGGCCGCTCGGTCAGTCTGATCTCCGAGCTCGCCGGCGTATGGCCGTCGCACCTGATCGCGCTGCGCGACCACGAGGTCTCGCAGGGTCCGGGCTGGCTGGCGCGGGTGACCCGCGCGATCGAGATGATCGAGACCGGGGAAGTGGTGTTGCGCAGGGTCGGGGCGGGGCGCTCCTTCGCGGAGTGGGTGGCGAAACCCGAGCGGGTTCCGTCGCTCGATCGCATCCACTGGGCCGCCGATCACGTCGCGTTTGCGAAGTGCAAGACCTGTCGGGGCGACCACTGGGCGGAGATTGTCATGGGTGGGCGCGGTCACTATGCTTGCCGCAGTTGTGTCGGCCCCCTGCACTGGCCCACCATGGGAGCCCGTGCGCCCGATGCTGTCGAGAGACTGGAGATGTTTGAATCCGCGATGCGGGAAAACTTTTCACTCTTACGAGAAGGGTAATCCGCCGTGCGAGCACTGCGGCTGCGTCAAGGTGACGTGGGTTCCGGGCGGCGGGCACATCGGGAAAGTCTCGCCAGGATACGATAGCACCCTCAAGAAGCTGGCGTTCGACTACGGGATGGCGGACATCAACTCGGTGTCACCGTCGCGGCTCAACCGCGCGATGCCCAAGATCGCGCAGCCGCGCGCCGACATGCCGACGCATCACTTCGCGCCCGGGTTCGCCGCGCCGTACTCGTCCGCCGGGCCCACCTGCGCCGTGAGCGAGATCAGCAATCGCGTGAGCGGGCGGGTGACGGTCGGTGCCGCACTGCCGACGTCGCCCGCACGAGCGGTGCCGCCGGAACCGGTGCGCGATGATCGTCCCGGACACCCCCCTCGATCTCGAGCAGCGTGTCAAATTCCTCGTCGACGCGTGCAATCAGAGCCGCGACGACCGGATCTCGCTCTACCAGAAGCGAGAGAGATATTTTCTGTTCGGGACCGACAGTGGAGAGCAAGTACGATATAACCGGCTCGAGAGTCATATCGATCTCGTCGCGGCGTTTTTGTATTCTCCCGACCACGCCTTCTATAATCTCGCTGCAGACCGCAACGCCTCCGACACCGTCGTCAAGCAAGCCATCGCGCTGCAGGACGAGCTGAACGACGATTTTCAGGACGGCGGCATTTCCGACCTGTTCGCGGAGGCCATCCCGTGGTCGCTCGTGTACGACACCATGCTGTTCAAGCAGGGCTGGCACGAGACGCGCAAAGAGCATTATGTCGAACTCGTCCCGCCGCATAACTTCGGCGTGTTTCGAGAGAGCGAGCCCGACCTCGGCCGGCAGTCGTGCTTCTGCCACACGTATTTTCTGGAGTGGAGCGAGGCGGCTCAGCGCGTTATTCGCGCCGGCCGAGGTGCGGATCTGCCGCGGCTCACGATCGAGAACCGGCCGTTCGTCACCCCGATGCCCGAGCTCCTCCACCGCATGATCATCTCGTCGACCGGCGGATCCAACATCTCCGGGAACGTGATCGGCTCGGTCAATCCGGTGTACGTCCCGCAGGCCGACTACCAGCCCAAGGTCGACGTCTCGATGGTGCGGTGGAACGAGTTGTGGGCCTGGGACGACGCGTGCAACGACTACAGGACTTTCTGGATGTGCGAGCCGGATATCCTGATCAGCGACTCCAGGAAGACGATCGAGGCGATGCGCGCGGCCTCGCAATTCCGCGGCAAGCCGCTGACGAAGGACTTCTACAACACGGAATCCAACCTGTTTCTCCCGAAGGAGAACCCGTTCACGCCGATCAGGCCGTATACGAAATACAATTACTTCTGGGGCGTCGCGCACATCGATCGTCTGATGCCGCTGCAGGACTGGATGACGGAGCGATTGGAGCAGATCGCGGATATTCTGGAGAAACAAGCCTATCCACCGCGGGTGGCGTCGGGAATGATGGGGCTGACCGACGAAAAAATGGAGGCCTTCGGCGGCGCCGACAGCTGGATGTTCGATCAAATGCCGAACGCGAAGATCGAGGAACTCGCCCCCAAGATGCCGCCGGACCTGTTCGCCGATTTTCAGAGCATCAACAACCTCTTCATGGAGGCCTCCGGTCTGACCGAGGTGATTTCGGGCCAGGGAACGCAGGGTGTTCGCTCGAAATCGCACGCCGATTCGCTGAAAAAAACCGGTGGCGGCCGCATCAAGCGCACCGCGCTGAAGCTGGAGGCACCTCTGGTGAGGATCGGTGACCTCCAGCTCAAGCTGAAAATGAAAAACGACGACACCAGGATCATCCCGGAGCCCGACGAGCACGGCAAATCCGAGTCGTTTCTCCCCGTCGAGATCGCGAGCGACGTCCACATGAGGATCGAGGGGCACTCGCACTCTCCGCTGTTCGGCGACGAGTCGAGAGAGCTTGCGATGTTGATGAAAAAAGCCGGTGCCATCAACAACGAACTGTTCGTGCGAATGCTCAATCCACCCAATCGCGACAACATTCTGCATTCGCAGCGCCTCGAGGCGCGCCGACGAGCGAAGATGATGAAGGAGCATCCCGAACTGTTGCAGATGCAGGGCAAGCGGAAGTGATGTAAACTGGTTGGGCTGCACTTCCGTACACCCACCCCACCCCCTTTGGGGGTGCGGGTAAGAGCATAAGGAGGCACACCATGGCACGTCGTCGTCATCGTCGTAGTCGTCGGCGCTGAGCGCTGGCACCGAGCTTCACCATATGAATTCCTCCCGGTGATCGCGCATTCCACCCCGGGAAACTGGAAAGCCCCAAGGAGCCAC